CATGGTTTTCCAGATGGTCATTATGGTCAACCGGTTAGATTAGAATATAAAGCGGCTGAAGAAATTCCTGTTAAAGGAAAAAAAGGTTCAGTTAAAACTAAAGAAGAGTTTTCTGTTGAAGAAGCAGAATTTACTGGAGGACATCCAGAAAACGTTAAATTTGAAGAAACAACTGTTGAAAAATTTGGTGATCATGGATCTGATTTTTCTGAAGTAGAAATGTTTGCTACAGGCAAAGTTAAAGATACTAAACCAACTAAAAAAAGATTACGAACTGAATTTGAATCTGGTAAAGCAGAAGCTGATGCTGAAAGATGGACTGAAGAAGCTATGGATGATGTTGATATGGCATCAGGTGGCCGTGTTCCATTATTCAAGGGCAAAGCAGTAAAAGGAATTCTGTCATTAGGTAAAAAGAAAAAGAAAAAAACACTTGATGTTGAGGAACATGGTTCAGCAATGGCTGAATGGGCAAGAAAAAATGATCCAGAAGGATATGCTAAAATTCAAAAATTTGTAGATGATCTAAATCAAAAGATAGAATTAAAAAGAGCAAAAAGACAAAAAGGTCGTAAAGATCATGCATTAGGCGGTCTTGCTAACATGTTAGGCGAATAATGAGCGGTGTAGATAGTATAGATAAATATTCACAAATGATGCGTTGGTTAACAAGACCAAAATCCAAGGTCCAAGAACCACGGAACATGGACCAAGCAGCTTTATCCGATGATGTAGTACCAGGCAGACTTAAAGACGAACTAGCTGGTAACTTCGATCCTAAACAAGAAACATACGAAGAGTATTTACAAAGAATAAATTTAGAAAGACCATTTAACATGGCTGAAGGAGGTCAGTTAGTTGCACCATCGGTTGACGGATCAAGACCTGGGTATAGTGGTGAATTTGGACCTAATATTAGAAAATCTAGATCCGGTAATTCTTTTGAGGTTCAAGTTATCAGAGGTGGAAAGAAATTTTATGATACTTTTACTTGGGGAGAATATAAATCAGGTGCAAAACCAGCCAATCTTTTTAAAACAAAAACTAAAGCTTTAAAAGCAGCAAAAGCTTTTAGAGATGAACCTACAGTTTTACCAAAAGAAACTGGAACTTGGAAAGGTCCAAGACCTTGGCTGGAAGGACCAAAAGAAACAGGAAAAAAAGCAGACATTAGAAAAGTTTTACAAGGTTTTATGGATGAAGATAAATTAAGTTTTACTACGGATGAAGTAAGACAAAAACTACCTGAAGATGTATTTCCAAACGATAAGGATTTTACAAAAGCTCTTGATAGTGTCAAGAAAGAAAAAACTTTTAAATCTTTAAAATTTAAACCACGTTTACAATCAGAGTATATGAAAGAAAGACAAGGAGAGTGGCTTTTTGATGAAAACATTAGAAACACAATTAAAAAAAATTATGGAAAAATAAAAAAAGAAAATTTAGCTAAACTAGTTTTTCCTGATGTTCCTTCAACCGCATCTATGACACGGTTGAGCGATATTTTATCTGATATGGCAGATAAAGGAGAAATTAAAAGAATGAAACGTGGACAATTTTCTCAAGAAAGAATTGAAGAGTTTGATCCTTCACCGGAAGCTGAAAAAAAAGCAAAAGTTGGTAAAAGAAGACGTAAAACAATAGATATACTTGGATCTAAAGATTATGAAAAAGAATTACGAATATTTAAGAAAAATATTCAAGAAGGGTTAGGACTAGGGAAAATAGAAACTAGTGGACGAATAAGTGGTAAATCTTTTTTATTTGATCCTATTGATATGGGCCACCAGTCAAGTATTAAACAATTAAAAGCATTAAAACAAAAATTAAGACCTGAAGATTTAGGCCCACAATTTTACAGAGCTAACAGAGAAGGTATACGAAAATATGCAGGTGGTGTTAAAACTTTAGAAAATAAATTAAATAGAGATTTTTATCCAGAACAAAAGAAATTATATAATAAAGCTAAAAAATTTATTGCTGCTGGTAAAAAAGTTCCTGCAGATTTACAAAATAAAATTATAAATTCGAACGAAAAAATACAAATTTTTATAGATGATACGGTTAAAAAATATCCTTTATTAAAAGATAAAGTTAATGCCATAACTTTAGATGCAGATAACTTAACTGTTAAAAGAGGTGGAAATGTTTTAACTGAATTAGGAGTAGGATTAGTAGATCAAGATTTAGGTAATATAAAACTAAACAGTCTTGATGATTTAACTATCAAAGCTAATCTTGCTGAACAAACTTTAAAAGAAGCGGTTGATGCAGGTTTAATTGATGAAAAAGTAGGAAGACAAAGATTAAATAAATTTTTAAACGTAAGACCAGGAGAAGCAGGTTTTATTTCTAGAGAGTTATTAGAGGGCGCTGCCAAAGGAGCAGGGAGAGCATTAAATTTAGGTTTTGGTCCAATGGGTGCGGCTGGTTTAACTTATGCATTTAAACCTGAAGGTGGATATGATTTAAGGAGACCTGAAGATAGAATAACTTTTGAAGCAGAAGCTGCACTTGCACCAACTTTAGTAAAAGGTGCACAAAGTGTAACTGAAAAAATTAAAAATCCACTTCTTAGAAAAGGATTTGAGTATGCATCAGGAATAAGATTACCTGGAGTTAACCCTGCAAATATGTTGAGAGCAGCAAGAGTTGCATCACCAGTTGGTTTGCTATCATTAGCTGGAGAAGGAATATATCACGCTGGAAAAAAAGAAATGGAAAGAAGAGCAAAACTTAGTCCGCAAGAACTTGCAGATTTTCATTTAAAAAGACAATCAAGAGGTTGGAGTGGAATGGATAATGAGGGAATAGCGAGTTTAAAAAAGAAATGGTAAAAGAAAACCCAACATTAGTTAAAAACATGAAGCATGTTAAATGGAACGCTATACCCCCTTTAAAAGGACCTAATCCACAAGGCTTGATTAAAGTAGTAAAAAAGGATAAGAAGAAACAGGAGAATTTAAATGGCAGAAATAGATAAAGGTCTCCCTAACGTTAAACGACCGGATGATGAAGTTGCAGAGGTTGTTAACTTACAGGAAGATGAAATACAAAAAGGTCCCGTTGAAGTTATTGAAGATGAAGACGGTGCTACAATTGATTTTGATCCAGGCGCAATGCCTCTTCCAGAAGAGGGTGATCACTTTGCAAACTTAAATGATTTATTACCAAATGATATTACTGATCCAATCGCTAATAGATTAGAAGGTGATTACAGAGAATATAAAGCTTCCCGTTCAGATTGGGAAAGAGCTTATACTGTTGGTTTAGATCTTTTAGGATTTAAATATGAAAATAGAACTGAGCCCTTCCAAGGAGCTTCAGGTGCAACTCACCCAGTATTAGCAGAAGCTGTTACACAGTTTCAAGCTTTAGCTTATAAAGAATTATTACCAGCTGATGGTCCTGTTAGAACTCAAGTCATGGGAGCAAATAATCCTATGAAAGAGCAACAGTCTCAAAGAGTAAAAGATTTCATGAATTATCAGTTAATGGATCAAATGAAAGAATATGAACCTGAGTTTGATCAGATGTTATTTTACTTACCACTTGCTGGATCTACATTTAAAAAAGTTTATTATGATGATCTGTTAGGTAGAGCTGTTTCTAAATTTGTACCAGCTGATGATTTAATAGTACCATACACAGCAACATCTTTACAAGACGCACAGTCAGTGTGTCATGTTATTAAAATATCGGAAAATGATTTACGTAAACAACAAGTAAATGGTTTTTATTCTGATATAGAATTAAATAAACCTCAAGACGTTACTACAAATGAAGTAAAGAAAAAAGAATTAGAACTAGAAGGTTTAACTAAGTCACAAAGAGTTGAACCATTATATACAATATTAGAATTCCACGTAGACCTTGACTTAGAAGGTTTCGAAGATGTTGGCCCAGATGGTGAACCAACAGGAATAAAATTACCTTACATCGTTACACTCGAGCAAGGTAGTCGGAAGGTTCTTTCTATTAGAAGGAACTTCGCGCCCAATGACCCTAAGAAAAATAAAATCCAATATTTCGTCCACTTTAAATTTCTGCCAGGACTAGGATTTTATGGATTAGGACTCATTCATATGATTGGCGGATTGAGTCGTACTGCAACTGCGGCTCTCCGTCAGTTATTAGACGCGGGAACATTATCAAATCTTCCGGCAGGATTTAAACAACGTGGTGTCAGAGTAAAAGATGACGCTGCAAACATACAACCAGGTGAATTTAAAGATGTAGATACACCGGGCGGAAACTTAAAAGATGCTTTTGTATTTTTACCATAGAAATATTAAAGTTCAAGATTTTGATGACAGAGTAGATATTCTACCTGTTGCTGATCCAAATATATTTTCAATGTCACAAAGAATTTCATTAGCACAATCTGAATTACAATTAGCTATGTCTAATCCACAGATGCATAATTTATATATGTGTTATAGAAAAATGTATGAAGCATTAGGAGTTAAAGATATAGATAGAATATTACCTCCACCTCCACCGAATCAACCAAAAGATCCAGCGATCGAGCACATTGATGCAATGGGTATGAAACCTTTTCAAGCGTTTCCAGGTCAAGATCATAGAGCACATATAACTGCTCACTTAAATTTTATGGCTAGTAATTTTGTTAGAAATAATCCTAGCATTACTGCAGCATTAGAAAAAAATATTATGGAGCACATATCATTGATGGCACAAGAACAAGTTCAAATAGAGTTTCCACAAGAAATGGCTATGTTACCACAGATGCAACAAGCAGCTGTTCAAAATCCACAAGTACAACAACAACTTCAACAAATATCTCAGAAGATAGAAGCTAGAAAAGCAATCTTGATTGCAGATATGACTGAAGAGTTTATGAAGGAAGAAAAACAAATTACATCTCAATTCGATCATGACCCATTACTTAAATTAAAACAAAGAGAAGTAGATTTAAAAGCAATGGATTCAGAAAGAAAACAACAAGAAGTAGATGCAAGAATTAATTTAGACAAAGCTAAGATGGTTCAAAACAGAGAGATAACAGATGATAAACTGGAACAGAATGAAGACTTAGCTAATCTAAGAGCAGATACAGCAATTGAAAAATCATTGATATCTGCTGATGTTAAACTGACTTCAGATAAAATGAAGGCTAAAGATGTTAAGACCTTGAAAGGTCCTAAATCTTAGTATATATCAACCCTAGGAGAAAAAATATGTCAAAAGAAGGTAAAGGATACAACCAGTCAATATTCACCAACAAAGATGGTTATCTTAAAGGTGGCAATAAAATAGAAATTCCTTCTCAAAATATTCATTTAGATCCAAGATCTAAAACGAGTATCAGAGGAAGAAATTATGTTGCTCAAGGAGATAAAGTAACTGTTAGAAGCACAGGTGGAAAAGGTTCATCTACTAAAGCTAGAAAACAAACAGCAACTTGGTTTTAATTTATGTGGTTATCGGCAATTAAATTAGCCGTTTCTGCTGGTAGTAAAATTTATGAAAACAAGCAGAAGACGAAGATGGCTATGTCAGAAGCACAGCTTATGCATGCTTCTCGTATGGCCGAAGGTAAGGAAGCTTACCAAGGCAAATTATTAGAGGCCCGTCAGTCAGACTGGAAAGACGAGGCAGTTTTAATAATTTTAAGTTTGCCCGTGGTAATTTTGGCCTGGGCAGTCGTATCGGACGATCCGACAGCGATGGACAAGGTGAAGTTGTTCTTTAAGATGTTCTCGGAGCTGCCGTCATGGTTCACTAATTTATGGATACTTGTGGTTGCGTCGATTTATGGTATAAAGGGAACACAAATTTTCAGAAATGGAAAAAAATAATAAGGAGAAAATATGAGAAACGATTTTGGAACAAGACCTTACAAACCTAGATTCGGTGGCAGAGCTGCAATGAAAAAAGGCGGCAAAGCTAAAAAGCAAGGATACGATGATAGATTAGATGAGTCTTTAGGTGCAAGACACGGCAAAAAATCTCAAAGCTACAAAGCTAGAAGAAAAGAATCTGAAGGCATGGAAAAAGCTATGGGAAGAAGAAAATATGCTGCTGTTAAGACTATGGACAAAGGTCGTAGAAAAAAAACATAAGGATAAGTTATGACTATTATAACTAGAGGAATGGGAGCTATTATTAAAATGCTTCCAAGAAGTAAAAAAGTTTCACCAGATATTAAATCTGTTAAACCAACAACATTATCTGTTAAAGAAAGTTTAAAAAAAACTAAATCAGCTGAATACTTAAAAAGAATTAGTAAAATGGATGCAGCAAGAAAGAAAGTTGAAACTGGTAAAAAAATGATGAAAGAAGGTCAAAAAGCGAGAAAACACATGGTTGAAACTGGAACAGCATTTCAATTTAGAAATAAAAAATCTTACCATCCTTTAGAACCTGGAGATAAATCAAGATATAAAATTAATAAAAAAGGAATCGCAAGAGGAGACGAATGAGTAAAACAGCATTCGATTTAATGCACGTACCAGGATTCACTCCACCAGCAGGCCACAATAAATGGGGCTATACAAATGGTGGCGATAGAGTTGCTATGAAAAAAGGTGGTTGGATACAAGACGTAAATAAATCAATTAAGAAACGTGGAACTAAAGGAAAGTGTACACCTATTACAAAAAAAGGTTGCACTGGAAGAGCAAAAGCGTTAGCAAAAACATTCAAGAAAATGGCTAAGAAAAGGAAATCGTAATGAAAAGAAAAAGTTTTAGACATCATCTGTCCCCCTATGATAAAAAAAGAATGGATCAAATGGAAAAAGGTGGAAAAAGAAAACCAGGTTCAACATATAGAACTGGACACAACATAGGTGGAAGAGCAAACTTACTAGAAGAAATGGGTAGAATCGATGCAAGAAGACACCCTGATGCAGCAGATAGAGCTGAGAAAAGAAGAGTTATTGGAGAATTAAACAAAGGTTATAAATCTGGTGGTCCTATTAAAGTTAGAGATATTAACAAAGACGGAAAAAAAGAAGGTTGGGAAGTAGCTAGAGCTAAAGGTATGGCAAAAGGAATGGGTAAAAAAATTTCTTTTAGAAGTGGTGGTGCAGTTCTTAAAGGTAAAAAAGTAGGGTGTCAAATTAAGTAATGTTTAAAAAGATTAAACAATTTATTTGTAAATTATTTAACATTAAAGCATGTCAATGCGATGATGAACCAGTAGTTTTGGAAGAAACTGTGGTAGAAAAAAAAGAAGCGGTTGCACATTGTAGAGACCACAATAGATTTAGAAAGAATTGCCCTAGCTGTTTAAGTGCAGTTGGTGTAGTATAACAAAGGAGAAAACATGACAAAAGGCATGCATAAAACAAAAAGTGGAAGAATGGCAAAGAAAGGTCTTTGGTATAACATCCACCAAAAAAGAAAAAGAGGCGGAAAGCCAAGAAAACCAGGAAGTAAAGGAGCACCTACGGCTGCAGCTTTTAAAAGAAGTCAAAAAACGAGTAAAAGCTAATGAGTAGAGAAAATCCTATAAGAAAAACTACCACTAAAGGTGGTAATTATAGACCAACAAAATCTGGAGCAGGAATGACTCAAAAAGGAGTTGCTGCTTATAGAAGAGCAAATCCTGGAAGTAAATTAAAAACAGCCGTGACGGGTAAAGTAAAACCTGGATCAAAAGCTGCAAATAGACGTAAGTCGTACTGTGCAAGAAGCGCAGGTCAACTTAGAAGATCTTCAGCTAAAACACGTAATGATCCAAATTCTCGTATTCGTCAGGCACGTAGAAGATGGAAATGTTAAATGGTAGATTTAGAAAACGTAATATTTAAATTAAGAAAAGCTCTTAATAATAGAATACAGCAATTGGCAATCTCTGTTACGTCCGGAGGGGTTGACAATATGGAAACATACAAGTATATAATAGGACAAATTAACGCCCTAGAGGCAACTAAACAGGAACTCTCTAACCTGCTAGACGATAAGGAGCAAAATGAGTCAAAAGGCACAGTCATCAATATCAACGGCGCAAAGCCCAAAGATAATCACACCAAATAAAAAATTAGTCGGCTTAAAAAAATCAGAAGAACAAAAAGAAGTCACAAACGAAAAAGCAAAATTACCACAACCAACTGGTTGGAGACTTTTAGTTTTACCATTTAAAATGAATGAAAAATCTAAAGGTGGAGTTTTGTTTGGATTT